CTTCTGGCAAACTGCGTGGGTTTAACATGTATAAAACTAATAACATTGCAAGCACATCTAATGCTGCTGGTAAATGTTTAGCTGGACACATGTCAGCCTGTGCAACTGCTCAGACTATTACTAGTACCGAAGTAATACGCGATCCTGATTCATTCGGCGATATAGTACGAGGTCTTCATGTATATGGAGCTAAAGTACTAAGAGACGATGCATTAGTATCCGCATTCTATGGTATTGACTAAAATGATTTGGGGAGTTATTCTTAGCTCCCCTTTTCTTTATTATTAAAATTAGGAGATAAATAATGGGAAGTCCAGTATTTAAAATTAGAGATACAGGAAGAAATTCCGCAAGAACTGGAGATGTTCAAGAACTTGCAGATCATGTTGTTCATTCGTGGACTTCAGTAACAACAGGTACTATTGCAGTAACTGATGATACTAACACAGATGTAAGTTTTACACAACCAGCCGACACGATTATCCGTAATCTTATAGCTATTCCAGCAGGTAACATTGTTACAGCAGGTGGTAGTGGTAATGATGTTGACTTTTCACTAGGAACTTCTTCTGGTGGAACTCAAATTATTGCAACTGAAGCTATTCTAGATGATGGAGGGTCAGCAGTAACTTGGTCAGCTAATGCACCTTTGTATCTTATACAAAACTCACATGGTCATGCAGCTAACCAATTTGTAAGCACATCAACTACAGCAGGCGTTGTAGGTGGACCAGCAACTTCAGAAGCTATTGCTATTGCAGCTACTTTATATACTGCTTCAGCAAGAACTCTGTATGCAAGACTAACTCCAATCGGAGCTGATCTAGCAACTGCTGCTACTACTGTAACTTTCTTAGTTGAGTTCTTACATTGTGGCGTATTACCTGATTAATTTTAGGATTAATTAGATGCCACAACTAGGAAGTGAAAACAACCCTATAATCATGCCCGGCTCTGGTCGCAAAAAAAGCACCAGAGTCCTTGGGTTATTAGGAAGAAGGTATTCTGGAGCTAGTAAAGAAAATTATGAAAAAAACTATGACAGAATATTCGCAAAGAAAAAGGGAGATAAATAATGCCAGAATTAAAAGATAATAACATTGTAAGATATAATACTGCTCAAGCTATGGAACAGTACTATGAAAATTCTCAAGATAAACAGAACTTAAAGTATGATTCTTATAATGATCAATATCCAAATAGTGATTCTGCGAAAAAGGTAGAAATTAGTAATACTGGAGAGTAAGCATGGCAACTACTTACTTGACTCTTACTAATGAGGTTCTAAGAGAAATCAATGAAGTACAATTAACATCTGGAACTTTTTCAGGTGCTATAGGTATTCAAGCATTTGTCCAAGAAGCTATAAACAGGTCTATATTTGATATAGCTAATGAAGAACCTCAACTACCTTTCTTTGCGGCTGCAGCGAGTGGAGGTACAGATCCGTTTTATGGAAATGTAACTGTAGCTAGTGTAGCAGGACAAAGATGGTATACCTTAAAAGCTGATAGTTCAAGTATAACTACAGATTATGCATCTATAGATTGGGATGATTTTTATATTACAACTATTAGTGTTTCTGGAGAATCAGCTCCTTATGTATCTAAAGGATTAAGATATATTAATCTTGCAGATTGGAGAAGATATCTTAGAGATAATGAAAATGCAGATGATGCTGATACTCAAAATTATGGAGAACCTAAATATGTTATCAGAAGTCCTGACCATAGAAAATTTGGTCTCAGCCCAATACCTGATAAGGTATATAATGTTCATTTCTATGCTTTCACCATTCCTACTGCCCTCTCATCACATAGTGATGCTATGGTCTTACCAGACCAATATGGTCCTGTTATAACTTCTAGAACTAGATATTATGTTCATCAGTTCAAAGAACAATTACAACAGGCTGCTTTTGCTTTAGATGATTATAAGAAGGGAATGAGAAATATGAAGAATAATCTTGTAAATCCAGATCCCAAAAGAATGACAGATGATAGGATATATTTCTAATGGCAGCAGCACAACCCTATTCTGTATCATTACAAGGGGGATTAGATAAAGCTTCTACTACTTTAGAGCTTTTAAAAACTCCGGGTACTGCTACAAAATTAGTAAACTTTGAAGTCTCTACACAAGGTGGCTATAGACGAATTAATGGCTATAGTCAATTTGGAGATGGTACAAGACCTAATAGCTCTAATGATATAGAAGGCTTACATGTTTATGCAGATGGTGTTGTAGCTTGTTCAGGAACTAATATTTATTTTAGTCTAGATGGAAATAGTTGGTTACAAATAAATCGAGCAAGTGTATCTGGAAGTGGAGATAACTATAGTACTTTTACTGGCAGAAGTGCTGCAGCTAGAACTTCACAAAGTAAAGCACACTTTGCAGTCTATGAAGGCGATAGTATTTATGGAGAACTAATTGTTACTGATGAAGGCTCTGGAGTTAAACCTTTCTATTTTAAAATGACAGGTACTGGAGTATTAAGTGGTAGAACTTATTTTGCAAAAGAAATAACAGTTAGTGGAACACATTATCCTAAATATTGTGTAATGCATGATAAGCACTTAGTAGTAGCAGGTGCTGCAACAGCTTTAAATACTATATTTTATAGTGGTACAAGTGATATAGATGACTTTTCATCTACAGGTTCAGGTAGTATTGTATTAGATGATCAAGTAGTTGGTCTTAAATCATTTCGTAATGAGTTATTTATATTTTGTAAAAACTCAATTTATAAGTTGCAAAACATAAATGATTCTAGTAATATAGCAGTAACTCCAGTTACAAAAAATGTAGGATGTGTAGATGGTAAGACAATTCAAGAGTTTGGTGGTGATCTAATATTTTTAGCACCTGATGGCTTTAGAACTGTTGCTGGTACTGCAAGAATTGGTGATATAGAATTAGGAGTTATTAGTAAAAAGATACAGCCCGTTATAGATGATATAATGGACAATGTAAATAATCTTGAATTTAGTAGTGTAGTACTAAGAAAGAAATCTCAATATAGATGTTATTATAGTCAAGATGGAGCTTCAACTGGAGCTTCAGAAGGAATTATAGGAACACTTACTTCAAGAGGTTTTGAGTGGTCACAGATAGAAGGAATACAAGCTCCTGCTGTTACATCTGGATTTCTTTATAGTGGGTTAGAAGATACATTTCATGGTGATAGAGATGGATATGTTTATAACCATGATACAGGAAATGATTTTAATCCTGCTGGTACTGCTACAAATATATCAGCAATATATGAATCTCCTGATTTTGATTATGGAGATTTTGGAACTTTAAAGACTTTAGAGTATGTAAAGGTTTCTTTATTTCCAGAAGGTGAATGTGAGCCTTCAGTAAGAACTAGATTTGATTTTGATAGTACAGATAGAACTCAACCTACAGACTCAAGTATTGTAGCATCAAAACCTTCTATATTCGGAAATTCTGATGCTTTATTTGGAACAAGTATTTTTGGTGCGCAAGAGCAACCATTAGTTAGAACAACATTAACAGGAAGTGGATTTAGTAATTTGTTTAAGATATTTAGTGATGATAGGAAAGCACCTTATACAATAAACGGACTCTATGTCAGTTATAGACCTTCAGGGAGACAAGGATAATGGCAGTATATACACGACAAAGCTCATTCGCAGATGGCGATACAATAACAGCAGCTTTATTTAATAATGAATTTAATCAACTATTAGCAGCCTTTAATGTAAGTACAGGACACACACATGATGGTTCAACCACAGGTGATGGAGGTCCTTTATCTACATTATATAGTAATGCAATTAGTTTTGGAACAGGTGCAGACACAGATATTGTTGTAACTTTTAATGCTAATACTGCTGATGGTGTAATAACTTGGATGGAAGATGAGGATTACTTTAAAATCTCTGATGACATTTTAATTAATAGTACAGAAAAGATACAGTTTTATGATACAGCTATTTATATTTATTCTTCTACTGATGGTCAATTAGACCTTGTAGCAGATACAGAAGTTCAAATAGCAGCCACAACTATTGATATCAATGGTAATGTAGATGTCTCCGGTACATTAACTGTTGCAGGTAATACAAGTTTTGGTGATGCTAATATAACTAATGTAGGAAGTATTGCTTTAGACTCAATAACAAATGATGGCACAGATATAACTTTAGATTCTAGTAACGATATTGTACTAGATGCTGAAGGTGGTAATATAGAATTTAAAGATGCTGGAACACTTCAATTATCATTAGATATGGATGGTACTGCAAATGTACAGATTGTTAAGCTTGGTGTAGATTCTGATGATTTAGTGTTTCAACAATATGATGGTAATGAAGTTGTTCGTATAGCTGATGATAGAAGATTATACTTCTATGATAAGGGTGGTGAATATATCTATGGTGATGGTACAGATTTACATATTGTATCAGGAGCTGATATAAACATACCTGCTAATGTAGGATTAACTTTTGGAGATGATGGAGAAAAGATAGAAGGTGATGGAACTGATCTAACTATTACAGGTAATAATATTAATCTTACTGCAACTGCTGATGTTGTTTTAGCAGCAAATACAGGATTAGTACTTGATGGTTCTGGAAATGAAAAGATAGAATCAGATGGTACAGACATTTCAATTAGTGTCGGTTCTGGTGGTGATATTAATATTCCTGCTGACATTGGTGTTACTTTTGGTAACGATGGTGAGAAGATAGAAGGAGACGGAACAGACCTTACAATTAGTGGTAATAATATAAATCTAACAGCTAGTGCTGATGTTGTTATACCTACTAATATTGGATTACACTTTACAGACTCCAATGAAAAAATAGAATCAGATGGAACTGATTTAACTATTAACTCTGGTAATGATATAAACTTAACAGCTACCACAGATATTAATGTTCCTGCAAATGTAGGAGTTACTTTTGGTGATGATGCTGAGAAGATAGAAGGTGATGGTACTGACTTAACTATTTCAGGAAATAATATTAATTTAACAGCTACGGCTGATGTTAATATTCCTTCAGGTGTAGGTCTTACTTTTGCAACTGCTGAAAAGATTGAGTCTGATGGAACTGACTTATCTTTTACAGTAGGTTCTGGAGGAGATATAAATATTCCAGCAAACATTGGATTAACCTTCGGTGATGATGGAGAGAAAATTGAAGGAGATGGAACAGATCTTGTTATCTCAGCAAATAACCTAACAATTGATGCTGCTGCAGATATTGTATTAGATGCTGATGATGCTGATGTTGTTCTAAAAGATGCTGGAACTCAATATGCTGCCTTAACAAATAGTTCAGGTAACTTAATAATTAAATCAGGTTCAACTACTATGTTGACAGGTAGTGGAGCTAATGCAACTTTTGCAGGTAATGTATCTGTAGGCGGTGACTTAGATGTTACTGGAAGCTTTGATATGAGTGATGCCAATATTACTAATATAGGTAGTATTGCACTTGATACTATTACAAACGATGGTACAGATATTACTCTTGACTCTAGTGGAGATATTGTATTAGATGCAGACGGAGCTGATGTTATATTCAAAGATGCAGGTACAGCTATTGGTACATTTACAAATAGTTCAAGTGACTTTGTAATTACTTCTAATGTTCAAGATAAAGATATCGTATTCAAAGGTGATGATGGTGGTTCTGCAATAACAGCTTTAACACTTGATATGTCAGA